TTTATATTGTGATTCGCCCTCGGCAAGAACATCCCCCCACGAATCCTCCAGTGGCTTGTATGCGAATTTTTTGAGTCCTGTATATATTTCATCGACTGGGACATTCCTCATGTCAAAATCGAGTATGAATCCATTCTTGCCATGAACAACTCCAATCTCCTTAAACACATGGCAGTCTGTCACGATAACTGGCTTGGATAACATCAGTGCCTCGACCACACTGAAACAATATCCTTCTGTATCTGAGAGTTGACATAAATAATCGGCATTGGCTATGTCATCCACTATGTCAAGTTTTGTTACTCGGAGAATGATGTTCTTGTTTTTGAAGGGCAGAACATCGTTGGTGAACACTTCCCATCTGAAAGGGATATCGTATTCACTTAATATGTCAGCAAGTCTTTCCATCCTGTCTCTGCCTTTTTCCTTTGTGAGTCTTGTTGCAGAGATGAGATTCAACATCTTCCTCGGTTTCGGAACAATTATCGGATTATAGACCCTCTCCAGATCCTTGCCTGTGACCTCATGGAAAGTGTCACAGACCCATTGACTGACTCCGATCAGTTTTGTGATCCCTTCTGGAACATTCGGTCTGACCTTTAATGCTTTATAATCTCCATGTAGGACCTGAATGTGTTCCTTTGCCTCCACATGACTCATGATGTCAGTCGAATAGTTATAGAATGCCTTTTCACACTTGATCTGTGTGGTCTCGGTGAATCGGAACACTCTCACATACTTTCACAAACTTGCTAACTGTTGTTCATCTGACTGTCGATATATGATGACAATGTCCCTGTTTTCGTATTTCTGCACCAGATACCAATAGAAGGATTCAACTCCTCCAATCTTGTTTATCTGTGGGAAATACATCATGTTTTTGCATTCAATCATAGAAGTCCTCGATTCCTCAAATCACACAGAGAGTCTTTTCTCGGGAAGTTATAATGATATGCCACGATGCCTGTGAACTTGTCGGTGTGTGGTTTCTTCTGAAGTTCCTCATTCAAGAACCAGTCCTCCCCTGCTTTGACTTCTGGACATCTGGACTCTCCAAGGTACTCCCTTCTGATGAATCGGAGTGTCCCACCACACCAGAGATGTTTTGTCTCCTCGGTGACTCTCCATACATTTCCGTTGTTGATCTTGAGATCCATATAGACCATGTCCGTTCCGTCCAACTGGTCAATGGCTTTGTTATATGCCTCGGTGTAAAAATAATCATCCGAATCCAACTGGTTGATGTAATCACCGAGTGCGTTGTCATAACCGACATTTTTTGTCGCACCCAGTCCCAGATTCTTTTCGTTGGTGATGATCCTCACATTTGGTCTTGTCCTCTGGAATGCCTCTGCAATCTCCAGAGTCCTGTCTGTCGAACCATCATTGATGATAAGTATTTCAATATCATCCCTCTGTGGAATGCTCTCTAATGCCCTCTGAAGAAGTTTTTCTTGATTCCATACAGGCACAATGACTGTCAGTTTCATTTGAACCTCGCATTCATTCTCTCGATGTGTTTCGGATCATCAATGTCCATTGTTCCATCATCAATGACCACATATGTCTCATCAAGGACTCTCTGGACATTCACATCAAGTCTGTTTAAATATCTGTATAACTCCCAAGTGATTGCAGTCCTCAACAGAAGTCCTTCATCCTGCATCTGTTTGACTGCCTTGATCCCATTCATGAAATCACGATAGTTATTGACTATATATGCGAATGGTTCACCCCAGTTTTGATGTTCCTTATTCTTGGCATCGGATGTTCCGAAGAGGATGTTCTTGTCTGTTTTATAATTCACGATCATGTTGATTGCGTTCTCGGTATAATACACATCCCCATATAAAAAGGCCACCTTGTCAGTGGCCTCAAAATTCGGATAAAACGCATCCAACCAATATCCTCTGTCATGCCCCTTGCCATCAGTGGAGAAGTTGTTCTCATGAGTCAGTCTCGGAACTCCACAGGAGTCAAACATCGGATTGTTGGAAGAGATATATATTTCCTCTGCCCCTGCCTCTTTCAGCAGTCGGATTGTCCTGTCAGCAAGTCTCTCTCCATTCACCCAACTCAACTGTTTCGGTGTGTTGAACTCGGTGTAATTGCCACCACACATCAAGACATATTTCATGGCCATTATTCAAAACGACTTCCTTTGAAAGTTATTGTTCCATCTCCTGTCACTACAATGAATTGACTCTCCATATCCAATGTGACTCCCCCTGTGACTTGTGGGAAGAAAGATACGTCTATGCTTTGGAAAGAATTGGGATGGATTGCATATTTCCCATTGTATAATGGCACTGTCACTTCTGACTCATCTTGGACATTAATATCTTGTATGCCAGATATTGTCTCAAAATACCCTGTGTCCACTATGCTTGTCAGATTGGTCACAAAATATAGTGTGCTTGTGTCGGCATTGATGAAGTTGACTTTTGCCCATGTGACATCTCCTCCACCACCTCCACCACCACCATTGTCGATGTATTCTTTTAAAAGCACTTCTTCTCTGCTCTGTGGTGGTTCTATCTCGATGTCATATCCGAGTAATTTATAATACAGTTTTTCAATGCGACTCATTGGTGGTTCAAGTTCAACATCCTCACCATTGAGTTTCCTTAACAACAGTTCATCCCTTGATTCTGCCATTGTTCTCTCCTTATACGATTTGAATTGTCCAGTCCATATTGCTCAAGAAATAGTCTTGCTCCAGTAAATACACTGCGTTGATTAAACTGACCACCATGTCAACCTTGCCTTTTGACTTTTTCTTGGCAACATATAGATTTTTGTTTGTGTCATAGACACATCTTGCATTCTGAAAGTTTACCTCCAGAAGAGGATTCCTCTCATATTTGAACTCCTTGTTCAATATCTTCTCTTTTAATAACTTTGTCGGTGAATGCAACACTGCTGAATGTTGTCGGATCTCGACCATGTTGTGTCCGGCATTCTCCAGTTTCTGTGCAGTCGACAATGCATTCCATCGGTCATATCCGATTGCCTGTATCTGCACTCCGTATTTTTCCTCAAGACCGAGGATGAACTCCTCGACATATCTGTAATCGATTGTTCTTGTCCCACAGGCATGAACTTTGCCCCCTCGGAGCAGTTCTCGATAATTGAGTTTCTCGAACTGTGTTTTCTCCTCGATTCTGTCCTCTGGAATAAACGCAAACACATCTGCAAGAATGTTGTTATCATCATCCACACTTACCATTGCAACAGATGTGTTGTCATTCGTTTCCGATAAGTCAAACCCCAGATAAACAACACGGCCTCTCCAGTCGATTCTGGAGACTCGGCATTCTTGGACATCCTTGGTGTCGATGTATGTTTCAGACCCAATGCCTTGATAAATGATATTGCATGACTTCGTGACAAAGTCCTCTCTCTTGTTCTCCATTGCAATGGCCTGTGACCTCAATTTCAAAAGGTCATCCCAGATCTCTGGAATCTCAAGAGCAACAGGATTTCCCTGTTGAAGTATCAAGTCATCCGTTTCCCATCCTGTTGTTTTATCCGGCTCATATAACAAAGAGAACCGAGTCTCATCCTTCTCGATTCCATCCAGTATCTTCTTTGAGTATGCCACCTCTGATTCAAAGGGATTGTCGATTGTCGGATACTTTGTCGAGATGATGAACCCTAACTTATTTCGGACACCGATTTGTCCCTTCTGCATTGCCTCAATAGGATATGAGACAGGCAATGCACCAGTTTCATCACAGATCCACGCATTCGGCATTCTTCCATCCAGTCTGGATGTCGAGAATGACAGTGGTGTATATATGCTCTGTGTCGGATTAAATTTTATATAGTCCCTCAAGACTCGGAATCTCTTGGAGTCTCTGTGTTCATAGACAAGAGGAGATGATTTAATTGTTTCTTCAATGGCATTTCTCACTTCTCTTGAGAGTGTGCCGTCTGGAGCAACACTGAAGAACTTGGAGAATTTTGGCTCTGTCAGAAAAAGGAGAATAAATATTGTGGCAATGGTATATGTTTTGAAGTTCTTTCGGCATATTTCCAGAAGTCCTGTCTCATATCTCCTCTTGGATGTATCTTCTCTATGAACAGTGCAGAGAATCGCAATATAAAACAACCACTGATATCCAGTGGTGCAATCATAAAGTGTTTCCCCTGCCTTGAGTCCTTTCGGCATGATGAGGAGTTTCAGAATCTGTTCGATCTGGGAGACTTTCTTGTCGCTGACAACATACTTCTTGTCTTTCCCCTCACAGATCCTCATCCATTCCCTCATCTGTTTTTTGACATATTTCGGTGTGGTCTTTTTGTTTATGTTGTTTTTGCAGTAAAGATAACCCTTGTTCACCTCCAAACACCACCAAGTGCCTTGATCGTGTTTTTCCCTGCTATTCCATCAACCTTCAGTTTGTGTGCCTTCTGGCAACTCTTGACTGCATTCTGTGTGTGTTTTCCGAACTCACCATCGATAGACCCACAATTGAAAGAGTTGTCTTGGAGAAGTGCTTGGAGATTCTTGATGTCATCTCCCTTCATGCCCTTCTTCATGTTTCTCGAGAACACGAACTCATAATAAGGCTTGTATTCCTCAATCCATTCAGACCTTCCGAATGCATTCCAGAAGTTTGCTCCATTCTTGTTCAGTGTCTCTTTAACAACACCGACATCTCTCCCCTTGGCATGGATGACCATCAAGTCATTCACCACATATCCGATGTGATAGACATGCCCTGTGGAGTCCTGTCTGAACACAAAGTCCCCTGCTTTGAGTTTCGCTTTTGTTATCTTCTCACACTTGGAATAGATCCCATGTGAAGTCATGTCACTCTTTATCTCTCCACATTCGAGGAGTTTGCAGACACCGAGTCCAGAACAGTCAAATGCTCGAAAATGCTCATATCCGGCATTGATTCTCTTGTCTCGGAGTTTGATGACCCTCTTCGCATTTGCAGAGGATGTTTCTTTTTTCTCGATATATTTGTCAGTCAAGACATATTTATATTCTCCCTGTCCTCCCCAGAGATAAATTGAACCATTCTTGACTTCATCCTCAAGATAATCTCTCCATTCGGTATATTTAATCATTGTCACTGTCTCCGTTCAGTATCTTCATTAACTCATCTCCTCCGTCATCCAGTGCATCGGAACTGTTCTTCTCGATAAATTTACGGATTGCGTTCACTGTCTTATGACTGGAGTCGGCAGTCTTGTTATATTCTCCGATGCAGGGATGAGAACAGACATTCATTCTTCCTTTGACATATTCTTTTGTCACAACATATCCGTCCTCTTGCAGTTGTTTCTTCAGACCCTGCAACATTTCCATCTGCTGACAATAGATGTCTATGTCATTGTCACAGAAAACATCTGTTTCAATTCCATATCGGTCAGCAATCTTCTTCTTGATCGTTTCTATTCTCTGATTTGCCAAACTATCACCTCATTTGTTCTTTCATGATTGTTCCACAAGGCACTTTTGCACAATCTCTCTTCATTTTTTGAGAGATTTCCCCACTTTATATGTGTTTTCGCTCCAAGTATTTGATTTATTCACCACTTTGTGTCCAAAATCAATGTTTTTTCGCCCTTTTTGTATACGAATATCGCGCGTTGGTCTCCAACTTCAGACGGAAAGTGTGTACAACACCCACGGGGATTTCATCCCTCCCGTCCCTCTGCCAGAGATTTCAGATATTCTTTTGATATTTCACCTCTGTCTGCTTGTTTGTGATGTTCTTCACATAGGCAGACAAGATTATAATTATCGAGGAGCAGGTCTGGTTTATCTGTTAACTTTTCAATGTGATGAACTTCAATGTTCCTGTATGTATATATCCCCTCGGCTCTGCATACTTCACAGAGATGATTCGCCCTTTCTCTTATCTCTATGGACTTCTCTGTCCACTTCCTCTGTTGCCGGAGTTTTCTCTCTTCTCCTCCAGTGTATATTGTGATTCTCGGACACTGCTTGTTGATGTCATGAACTCTTCCACATCTTGAACAAGACTTAAACATTGCCCTCCAGATCCTGTTCAACTTTTGATGCAACTATTCCCTCGACCACATTCTTGACCCCAGAGAACAACCCACATGCAGACAGACCCTCTGCAAGGCCTATGATGACTCCCATGCCTATTCCATATCCGAGCATGACCCCATAAACAAGAATCCCACTCAACACACCGAGGACAACATCAACAATCGGAATGAACTCCTTCTTGAACCATCCCTGTCTTTTGATTATCTCGGCAAGTCCGATGATCAGACCGACCTGTGCAGTCGGTGTCAGTAAATACTTCACAAGTTCGTTTATATCCATGTAATACCTCCCTCTGATACACATAAAAAAGGACAGTCCATATTTCAGAACTGTCCTTGAAAAGAAAGGAGACCTATAT